CAAGGAGATCTTGGTGGCCCCCGCCAATGGACTGGGCCGATTTCAGAGGCGCTTTATTTCAACCCAGCTCTATCAGACACCGACCGCCAAACCATTGAGCGCAACCAAGGCGCTTACTACAGCATCACAGTTGCATAAATTTTTTGGAGAACCCCAATGAGAAACTACGACACCACCAAAGGCTTGCCATATCCACGCATTACCAAAATCGAAATTGACTACTCAGCCGATGGCAAACCTCGAATCGAGTACGTCGAGCGATTGGCCATTGTTGACTCAAGCGGCAAAGTGCAGCACTTAGACGCATATCTCACTTACCACGTGCTTGACTTGAACACCATGACCGACCCGGTGCAAATCGTGAATCCAGCAACGGGTGAGCCGATTCCCGGCGCAACTGCAACCGGGCAGCAGGTCATGCTGGGCATGCTGGCATTTTTGCGCGGCGACCAGCTTGCTCGCGACAGCATGGCCGATGCCGCACAACAATAGATTGTTGAGTGATTCAAATGATTCAAACTAAACTTAACAGTCTTAGTGACTTACACCTTACCTATGCAGAAGGAAGAAACCAAATTAAGACAGGTGATATGCTTGGCATACAAACAGGCACTACAGGGGGTGCAATTATTCAAATTGGTCAAATTGTAGCTGGAGTGCCCTACGACTATGTAACTCATTGTGCAATAGCTGTATGGGTAAATTCACGGCTCCTAGTAGTTGAGATGAATCCAGGAGGTAATTTATTAAAACCTCTTAGTCAATATGCTGGAAAACGTATGGTTGTGTGCTCACCTCCGGAAGGTACAGACTTATCACAATTTGACCGCGGTCTTGATAAACTTATCGAGCATCATATACCTTATGGTATACTTGATCTTATTCGTATTGGGTTACGATTAATACTTCAACGTTTAATAGATACTCGTCGTTGGGGCAGTGATGATGAACAAAATAAAGTATGTAGTTTATTGCCCTCTATGATCTATCAATCTTTAGGCGGAGATATTAAATCAATCCCAACATTAGCTTCTCCAGCAGAAGTTGTTGCGGGACTCTCTGTGCGTTTTGAAATTGATAAGTAACCAAAAAAGCCCAAAGCCGTAGCAAAAAATTAGCTTGCATATAACAACTAAGGATTATTATGACAGAAACAGTATTCGACACTGGTGAATTTACAGTTAATATACACGAACTTAAAACTACTATCATAGACGGTATGCAAGATGTAATTAAATTTGTTACTTGGTCTATGGAATATAAAAAGGATGGCATCGTAGATTATGCTGGTCCTTTTACCACGGAATTTGTTAATCCTACACCGGAAAACTTTATACCATTTAGTAATTTAAACAAAGAACAAGTAGTCTCCTGGATTAACTCTATGGATGAGCGAGTACCAGGCGTTAAAAATTACTTACAACAAAGAGTAGACAAAGAGCTAGAAAAGGCTGCTTTAACTACTAAAGCACCACCTTGGGCTCCTATGGTAGTAGTACCACCAGCACCTCCTCCAATTGAACCTGTATTACCACCAATTTAAAATACTATGACAGAAACTTACAAACCCACAGAAGGCATGGCCTCAGCAGCTCGTCGCGCACTAAAGTGGCATGAAGAAGGTTACCAAGGCGGTACTCAAGTTGGGTTGGCACGTGCAAATCAATTAAAAGATCGTGAACCACTTTCAGAGGATGTAGTACTGCGTATGTACTCATTTTTTAGTCGTCACGAAGTAGATAAACATGCCACTGGTTTTAACAGTGGTGAAGATGGTTTTCCATCAAAAGGCCGAGTAGCCTGGGATTTATGGGGCGGAGATGGTGGCTATAGTTGGTCAACAGAAAAACGCAACCATATTATGAATCAACGTGACGGTAAGTCACTAACAAACAAGGCAATCGGTATGGAAGAATTAAACAGAGCAGCACTAACTGCATTTGCAAGCGCATTTAGTTTTTATTTAAAAACACACGGATTTCACTGGAATACAACAGGACCAGATTTTTACGAGTATCATCTCCTATTTGAACGTATTTATTCAGATGCCTATGAATCCATTGATCCATTTGCAGAAAATATTCGTACACTACAAGTATTTATCCCTGCTAGCTTAAGCGGACTAAGTGCAATTACTCAGGTTGATGATTGTACAGATAATCCGCCACCATCAAAAGATGAAATGGTAGCTGAATTGATTGAGGATAATGATACAATGTTAGTATTACTTAAAAATGTATATAATCTATGTGAACTTTATGGCAAGTTTGGTTTCCAAAACTTTTTAGCAGAACGTTTAACTGCACACGAATCATATGGCTGGTTGCTACGTAGTAGTCAATAAATAAAAAAGCCCCTAACTAACAATAGTTAGGGGCTTTTTTATTTATATAGTACTCATTATTTGCCATTGTGTTCCGTCAAATATAACTATAATAGCTTTATTGGTTACTATAGTTTGAGTGCTGCTGTTATCTATTTTTTCTGAGCCAGTTGCTTTTACTGTTATAATTCCATTATCTTGATTTTTTATTGCGTATGTTTTGCCTAATACGCCTTTGGGAAGTGTTATTGTAATACCACTGTCCGTTGCGCCTATATAATAGTCATCTGTTATAGCAGTATAGCTAACTTTGGTTAATTTTACTGAATATATGGTACCACTAGAACTACCTGTTGCTGATAGTATGCCTTCAGTGGTAATAGCCAAACCACTACCAACTTGAACCATGCCTAGGGAGCCGGTTGTGGCTATATTACTATCTAACATTACTTCAACTATACCTGGAGGATTGGTTGAAGTTGATGCTGGCGTTTGAGTTAAACCGCGCCCAGCTTGAACAGTGTTAGGAAGTCTACTATAGGCCATTTTAGATTATCAGCCACTGTGTGCCGTTGTATACTAGTGTTACTGAGCCATAGGCTGTGTTAATTGTTGCAGTTGTTGCCCCATCAATTGTGCCGGCAGCAGTAGTAATTGTAATTGGTAGTAGTGCAGTGGCTAAACCTAAACCATCTTTGATGGTAAGTTGTCGGCCTAATGTACCTGCTGGTAGGGTAACTGCAACAGCTACACTGCCAGGTACTTGTACTGAAACTACATCATCTCCACCGTTTACAACAACAGGTGTTACTATGGCATTGCGTACTGCTACCACTTGTGTGCCACTTGCTGAAATGGTGATTTGATTAGCCCCAGTACCAGTTGTAGGTGTTACTACAATACCTGTTCCAGCTATGATTGAGGTTGGGTTATTTGTATATGACATACTTGTCCTTTAAAAGTTAAACTATGCTCCAATTGGAGCCATTAAATATTACTGTGATACTTCCAAAAGGTGTGTTGATAACACCAGTTCCAGTATCTACAGTTTGTGATGTTCCTTGAACGGTAATGGGTGCATCAGCTGCATTACCACTACAATCTTTGATTATGTACACTGTGCCTAGTATGCCCACAGGTAGTGTAATTATAACAGGTGCCACGGTCAGCACACATAAAAAGTAATCAGTTGCTAGTGCCGTGTAAGTTGCCGTGGTAACATCAGTTACTGATACTATGCCAGGCGTACCAGGTGGTCCTGGGACGCCCGCAGGGCCTGGAGGACCGGGTGGTCCTGGTGGTCCGGTTCCTGAGTTTGTAATAAATAAGTCACAATCAGGAAAAGACGGAAAAGGTCCAAAAGGTGGATATACCGGAAAAGGTAAAAACCCTTGTTGTTGGGATTGTGATTGACTCATATTAAACTACTTTCATGCTTGCATAAAGCATCCAACCGTGTTTACGATGTTGCTCCATACGTTCTGATAAATAATTTGCCATACCATATTCTTGAACACGTTCTGCTGCTGTGTACGCTGATATTAAATCAGTGGCTATTTTTCCATTTGCTAGGTATAAGTTATGCAACATTTCTTCAGGCGTATATTTTACGCCAGTCCATTCACCAACTATGCTTGATGTTTCATGCAATTGTGCAAATGTTGCTGGTACCCAGGTCTGAATTCCTTTTAGTTGTTCTGCAAACACATCAATATGACGATCTACTTCTTTGTATACTTTGCCAAATAAGTCATGATATTGTAAAAAATCTGGTCCCACTACGTTCCAGTGATAGTCCGCACTCATTAGCATAAAACCATAAGTTGTAGCAAAAGCTTTGCGTGAAAGTTCTTGTAAATTTTCTAAGTCTGTCATTCGTTTTCTCCTAAAAGAAAGCCCCCTCGGCTCGTGACTGAGAGGGCTTGTTCAAATATTAACGAATATTAGTATTTGTATTAGTTGGATTAGCAGTTAGTGTGCCGCTTCCAACATTGATGGCTTCATTAGTTGAACGAATTTGTTGACCTAAGCCCCAAATCATATTTGCTAATTGACCGTATTGTTGTTGTTGTTGAGTTTGTTGCTGCATCTGATTGATGTTATTGGTATTTGTTAGTGTAATACCATTTGTTGCTGTATTTAAACGATTTTCATTGCGTAGTTCAATGATTTCGTTTTGTGCTGTTGCTAATTCACGTTGTAGATTTAATTCATACTGTGATGTGATTAGTGCACGAGTTGCAGTACCGTCAGCTATAATAGCTTTTTCGGTTGAATTAAAACCTTGTAGCATATTTGTGTTAATTGTGTTTAACTGCTGTGCAAGAACCATTGCATTTGCATTTACTGCATCTTTAACACCATCTGTACGTGCTGAAAGTGAACTTGCTACATTATTAAATTGATTTGTTAAACCTAAGCTTTGTTGTGCTTGTGATGCTTCAAATTGAGCAGCATTAACTGCTACTGATTTGTCTACTGCACCAATTGATTGCATTAGCTGCATATTAGCTGTTGCTTGTTCTGGTGGGCTACGTAGCATTGCGGCTCCGCCTGTTTCACCACCTAATAGATTACCATTGTTGCGTAATAAGCTGCCTAAGATTAGACCGCCAATTAAACCACCGCCACCGCCAAAAAGACCGTCGCCGCCGCCACTCATCATCATTCCTGCTGGATTTAGAACTTCTGCCATTTTATTTCCTTCTGTACTTACTACAATACCTTGTGTCGCATTAGTCGCGACTTGTTTAATTTGTTTTGCTAACTTCTCATAATATCTACGAGATTGATCAGCTTGTGAATTTAGCGCACTCATTAGATCATCAGTTGCTGCCTTTGCCATTTCTGGTGCAATAGGCATTGCTGTTGTATCTGTTGGTACGCCGTCGACTGTATCCGCCATGTTAATTCCTTTGGATAAAGTGATATAGCGTATCACGCGCAGCCGAAATTTTTCGACTTGTAACAATTATACCACTTTTGCTATTTAGGGTCAATGAGAGCTTTTAGGGGTCCAGGACCACTTAAACTACGTAGCATTTTTGCACAAGGAACAGGATAAACAATTGGTTAGTAATTACACTCCACAAATGAAAAAAGCCCCGCAGATTTCTCGGCGGGGCTTTTGTTTTGGCTAGAATTTATTCAGCAAGTGGAAGTGGAAGTGGAACTTCTTCTACTTCTGCTTTTAAAACATCAATTTGTTTTTGAGCTTTTAATTTCTCGCTTAGTGGATTACAGATTTTACCTGGTAATTCTTGCAAACCAGCAAGAATAAAGTTAGCCTCTTCAAGCGTAAATTCAAAGGCAAGAATAGGATTTTGATTTTGTTGTGTTATAGTTATTATTTAGGCTAATTTCCAGCCTTTGTGAGTTAGATATTTAGGAGTTTTTGTTAAAACTTTACGTAATGAGGAAGGGTCTAAATTATGTTCTCTAGCAAAAGCAGATACATTAGTAATACTATATTCCTGCCCACTAGGTGAGACTATATTTGGGTACGTAATGCCTTTTTGATATGAAGAATTAGTTGCCTGTTGTCTTAAAGAACCTTTATATGATTCTAATATTTTGTAGTTATCTGGATATTTATCTTTTAACCAAGTATGTGCTTCTCCATTAGCTATATGTCTAATAGTACTAATTGATACATTAGTTAATAATTCTATATCTTTATATCTATAAGATAGGTCTAATAATAAGTTAAATACTTTGTATATTTGTTCGTTGGAATATTTAGATGCAGGGTTTTTATCTCCTTCAGAATGAATATCTGCATATTCAGCTATATTAAACCCATTTATAACAGAATTATATATTTGTATAGTTTCATTCTCATAAGAATTTAAATCTTCTTTATTAATTTCAACTAAAATATCTAATTTAGGTATTCCATATTCATTATATGCATTTTGTAACTTATAGTTACTAGAGTTTCTTTTTAAACTTTGTATATGTTTTTTATACCTGTACTCTATATTTACAGATTGACCTATGTATACCTTATCGGTACCTTTAAATTTTAAAGCATATATTCCGCAAGACATAAAAATCACCATAAAGTATCCAAGTAATAATTATTATATCATGGATACCTTATGGTTACAAGCTTAAATTTTACTACCTCATTTTATAGGACAGCTACCTGTGGCACATTCTGCGTCTACAAGTTCATCAAAAGAATTAGTATTATTAAGATCAACTGGTAATAGGGTTTTTACATATTCATTATATGATTCTTCTGTTACTACTTCTTGTGGTAAGTATAAGTAACCCAAATCTTTTGCGGTTTTAGTGGGGTCTGTACGATAGATGAAAGATACACCAACATAGCAATCCCAGTTATCTAGTAGCCAGTCAATAATAGCAGGAACTTCAGTAGGATCATAACTAATAGTAACTGATGTATTTTGCTGGTTCCATGAAGTTTGTAGAAGTTTATATCGTTCTAATTGAATAATAGCTGATTCAATATTAACTTCTTTACCATCAACTTTATCAAAGGGAACACCTTCCCAAGCTACTGGAAATGTAATAAGAATCCCAGTATCATCAACAGGATGATTAACAACACGATAGTTAGCTTGACGTAATTTTTCAACTAATGGGTCATGTTTTGAAAATTGTACATTGTTAAAAATATACTTTCCAAGAGGTTTATGTACTCCTTCTGGGCAGTCCATAATCTTTGATAAGGTACCAGAAGGCTTAATACAAGTTACATTTTTAGGGGCAGGTAGTCCAAGTTCTAATGACATACCCATAGCTGCGCTAGTAGCAGTACGCTTCAAGTATTCATAATCATAGCTTCCCATGTCTGGACGCATTGCAATGCCTGTTAAACCCACTCCGCAAAGTCGCATAAAATAGTTGTTGAGATGCCAAGATTCTTGAAGTATACCGTCCTGAAGGTTGACACACGTTTGTCGGTAGTTGGCACGAGCTGCCAATCGTATAGCGTTGTGCAAACCGGCAGTGTCGCCTTTGAACTTGGCAATATCAGTTTCGGTAAGGTTACAAAAACTTTTGTTACCGAGTAAGATTTCAACGCATGGATTGGCTCCCTTAAACCAAGGAGCACGTCTGAGGGCTTCGACTTCATTGATAAAACCTGGTTCGCTTCCACCTGCTTCAACCATCGTAGCAAAGATACGTTCTAGGTCAGCTTTAAGTGGTTTCTCTTTAAATACTAGTGAATTGTTTGATTGTGTACGGTGTGCATTGTTATGCAGCCACCAATCTTTCTTTGCTACCGCAAATTCTTCCCATTCCGGCTGACCGTAATCAAAAAGTGCGATTTCAGCACTGCGACGACTGGATAGAATAGTGCCAAGATGGTTAACAATGTCAAGAATATCCATCCTAGTAAGTAGGCTATCAGCACGACCATTAAGTATATTGGCAATAGCAGTATAAGCACTAGCAATTGCACTATCTCCACTCGAGACCCAACCATAACCTTTTAACCTTTCTCCAGCAGGACGTAATTGACTAAAATCCAGAACCAAACTATTAGCAGGATACTTTCCAGCCAATAGTTTTCCGATTGATTTAGCCCACGCCTCTGCGGAGTCTCCAACTTGGATAGTCCAAGTTTTAGTTTCTGCATCCCATAGTTCAACATTTTCCTCATTTCCACCTTTTTCAGTACGTGTACTACGCACTACTCGGATATTTTTAATTGGTTTAGAAAAACCATTAAGAGTTCCAACAATTGGCTTAAAACCAACGCCACAACCTTGTAGGAGTAACCATAAGCAGTCTACTACATCGTATACAGTTTCAACGTGTGTGAAACTGCAATTAAACTGCGAGGCTTCACGAGTTTTAGCAACTGTGGTGCCACCTAACCAGAGTGTACGCCCACTCATAAGAACTTTACGATCTAGCATTAGTTGCTCAAGATCATAGAGTTCTGCATATTCTTCATCGTTTAATTCGCGATCGACTGCTCTTGCCCACAACCATTCTTGATGGTCAATAACTCGGGCTACTGTTTCTTGCCATGTTTCGAACTCTTTGCCATCGTCTGATGTAGGTCTGTTGTAGGTCCTACGCGTAATTACCTGCGCTCGTGTAGAAGGTATATTCATTAATGTTCGTCCTTTTTCTGTTCTGATAGTATGTCTCTAAAAACTTGCACTAACAAGTCTCTATTTGGATTAGCAAACTTTCCTCGTTCGCTAGGTATACTAATCCTTTGTATATTATTACGTAATTCGTAATACTCTATAATTGTTTCTGCTTGTGGTAATTTTTCTACAAGGTACGGCTTAATTAAATTAATAAAATCTATAGCATTTTCACCGTATAAACAATAAGCATATTGTGTTTTATTTACTTTTTGAGTTCTATTACCTATTGTTCCGCCAAATAGGTTTTGAAACTTAATTAGTACATTTTTAGCAGTATTAGTTATTCTAATATCCACAGCACCATTTTTAGCTATGCTTATACAACCTTCTCCATCAAAAAATCCTGCTGCATATGCTAAATCTGCTTCTAGTATCATATTAATTGCCAGTAGAACCAAAACCGCGGGTTCCACGTGCTGTGTCATTCCAAATATCTTTAAAATCTACTAGTTGAATGGGCTGAATTACTAGTTGGGCAATTCTGTCACCTACTGAAATTTTGTATGGGTCTTCTGAAATATTTTTCAGCAAGACTTTTAAATTTCCACGATAATCAGAGTCAATGACTCCAACAGAATGTGGAATTGTAATGCCTTTTTTCCCTTGCGAGCTGCGATTATAAATAAAGCCTGCATAGCCTCGTGGAATTTTAATCGCTACTCCTGTATCAACAAGTTTTTGTTCCCCAGGATACAACTCGCAATCTTCAACGCTAAATAAATCTGCTCCAGCATCAGTGGGATGCGCTCGCTTTGGAAGTTGTGCGCCAGGCTGTACCAAGCACTCTAGTTGTGGGTTGCCGTAGCCGATACTGCCTTTAGTTATATACTCATTAAGGTTCATTTTGTATATTCTTCTAAGATATTGTCAATTATTTTACAATTATCAACTCCGACTGCTTGCTCACAATGAGTAACCAAATCCATTAGTTGATAGTTTAACATAAGCCGATCTTTGCATTTGTTCAGCTCTTGAATATATTTATACTTGCCGTTTAGTGGGATGCTGGCAATAATATCCCAAGTTGAACCAAACTCCTGAACTAGGCTATGAGCACGTTTAGGGCCAATTGAGGGCACGCCAAACACGTTATCGCCAGTATCACCCATTAGACACTTGACCGAAATATACTCATCTTGTGTCCACTCATAGTGATCTTGCCAGTTTTCGTGGGTTACTTCTTTGCGCGTAACATAGCTAAAGCGACTGACTTTAGGCCCGACTAGTAAGTCCCAGTCTTTATCACTGGAAACTAACCAAATCTCGTCAAAAGGCAGCGAGCTTTTCTTTGAAACTATGTAAGCAGCAATATCATCAGCCTCAACTCCTTGGAATTTGACAACTGGATAATCTGTGTTAACTTTGATATGTTCTAAGGTGGCTAAGAAATCTTCAAAGAACAGCTCAAAAGCTGCTGCTTCTGCGTCTGTTTGTTCTGCTTGTTTATCTTTGCGATTCTGTTTGTACTCAGGATAAAGTTCTTTACGATAGCTACTAGAGCCTTGATCACACGCCATGATAACGTGCGAGGCTTTGTAACTTTTCTTTAAACTGTTTACTGTACGAAGGTAATCTTCTGCAAAATCAGTTGCGCCACTATGCTTATAGCGAAAAGCTAAGTTTAGTGAGTCAATGATAAGCAATATATTTTCTGCTTTTGTAATTTGTTCGAATGATTTCATTATATATTTTCGTTGTTAAGTATACATTATACACTTTCAACTACCAAGTTCAAGTCACAAATTGTGGTTGCTCATACTTGAGCCAGTCTTCTAGGAGTGCTACATAGAACTCATGGGTTTCATGATTGTAGTATAAGCACCTGTAAGCCTGGCTATTGGGCATATCATCAAAAGCCACAAATACTTTACTTCGGTCAAACTTAAAGATTAACAGTGGTTTTTTAACTACTTGCTTACCTTGACGAACAGTTTGTTCCCAAAATTCTACTAATTGTGGCGTTTTTGATGTTAATAAATGTGATGTTAAATGATCTTCTGCATAACCTTTAACTTCTACACACCAAAGGTTAGTTCGGCCAGGTACGTATAAATCGCCCTTTAGCAGATGTTTAGGGTCTAGCGCACCAGAGCCAGGTACTCTTTCCCACCCTAAACCGGTGTGTTTTTTCAAGAGATCACGTACTGTGGTTTCAGTACGCGCACCCTTGGCTCTAGCGTCTACGACCATTACGCTTTGGAACTTTTACTTCCAGTTTCCACGTCGCTGGGTACTACACCTTCCGCAGGAGCTTCCTCAACCAAAGTTTCTATTACTGGAGCTTCTACTAGTGAGGTTTCTACAACACTAACTACTACTGTAGCAATATCTCCAGGCGCCCATGTAAACCGTTCACAAGTATTATCGTCCCAGTAACCTACTGTGTTAGTGCAACTAATAGTCTGTACTTCTTCTGGATAAATAAAGTCACCTAAGTGAATATCTAATAAATTGCCTTGACGAAGAACCGTAGCAGGGGCAGTAAGTTCTGTAATTCTAAAATATGCTGACATATTATACCTCTATTTGTGAAATGTTATTTTTCTTAATAACATTTATTTTTTCTAGTAGTGGATGGCTAAAGCCGTGTGAAACTAGAAAGGTGTTTAAGTATTCTTCTTGAAGAAGAACTTCGACTAATTTTTCCTTGCCATCCACATCTAATGTTTCAACGGTTTCATCAAGGATCAATAAATTGATGCGAGAACTTGATAGTGATTGCATTAGTTTGCGAATTGCTAGTAGTGTTGCTACGTTTACACGAGCACGTTCACCACCACTTAATGCTAAAATATCAATGTCCTTGCTGTTATCTGTGATAACTACGTTGAGTTTATCACTAGAGCTAATACGAAAGGCGATTTGAAATCTGCCGTCCGATAAATCTACTAAGTATTGGTTAGTTAATTCTTCCAAATCTTTAACCAAACATTCAATCTTATATGCCACTAAACCTGTTGTAGAAAATGTCTTAGATAAAATATTAACAAGACCCATCTTTTCAGATAGTTCATGCATATTTCCTGAATACTTTTCCAAGTCTTCGTTCATTTCCACTAATTGTTTTGATACTATCTCTACACGGGTATTATGAGCATCTGCTTCACGATTATGCTTTTCAGCTTTGGTAATAGCAGACTTTAATTCTGTGATCTTATGCTGTAATTC